CGGATTCGGTTGCGCGCAATGCGGCGGTGAAGACGGGCCCCTATGCGCCCGGGCTGATCGTGATTATGCGATTCTTTTCACCGCGCACGGGGCCAGTAAAAAAGCCGCCGGTGATCCTGAAACCGCGGGCGGTTGCTATGCGGCGGGCGGTAACGTCAATATGCATTGGCAAAAAATGCCCGGTGAAGAACAAACCGAATCAGACGCGGAAAAACTGATTCGCTTTGTCGCGGGCTTGCCCGCAAACGCCGTGATTCGTCACCATGTCGCCGGTGATATCGGTCTAGACGACTAAGCCCGACAACCTTAACCAAAGCCCCGGCCTTGTCGCCGGGGTTTTTTTTGCCTTTTTCGCGTAAAAAGTCCGCCAGGGATTCGCGCAGCATTGCCCGCAAACCCGCGGGAAATATAGACTTTGTCGCATAGCCCACAAAATAACCAGTTTTCGGTTTATACAACCTAAACAGACTTATGGCCTTTAATCGCGATTTAAAGCCCCTTCAGCGCGTTTGTTATCGTGTCCGCTGTCTCATACCGCGCCGGGTGTATATCGCCGTTAAACAAGCCCCGCGGCCCGTTCACGGCGGGGCTTAAACCTATCACCGGGGCATATGGCCCCTGATCAGCGACGCGGGGACCGTGATCCGCGGCCCGTATTGCCTGATCCATTGCCCGGGGACCATGTCCCGCGGTAATCGGCCCGGGGCCCCGGCAAACTTAATTTTTCAAAGATAACAACGATTTAAAGCCCGCGATCCCCCGCCCGCGGCCCGGTGGTCGCACAGACGACGTCAAGGTCCATGTTTTTCACAAACAATACAGAAAAAAATGATATCATTATATGAAAAGTCGCATATAATAGGTGGAAAGGAGATTGGCTATGTTTACGGTTATATTAGTGCTATGTATAGGACAAGGCGCAGCCTGCTATACAGTGACAGACGTGTGGGGCCCCTATGGAACCCTTGAGAAGTGCGAAGCTCGTTTAGAGGAAATGGTAACAGACATAAACAAGGCTTTGGGACCCGTGCAATATTTCGACAAAAAATGTATAAAAGATAAAAAAGAGGGGTTTGTATGAGCGACGACGCAAGAGACCGCGCAGCCAAATTACAACTTAGGCTTGCTCAGTTAGACCGATTAGAAGAGTGCCGCGACGACTTCCTAAGTTTTGTCCGCGCCATGTGGCCTGAGTTCATTGCGGGTGAGCATCATCGTATTATTGCAGAGAAACTTCAGCGTGTAGCTGACGGGTCCCTCAAGAGACTTATTATCAACATGCCGCCACGACATACGAAGTCAGAGTTCGCTTCGTACTTCCTGCCCGCGTGGTTCATTGGTCGTAACCCTAATATGAAAATTATTCAGGCAACGCACACCACGGAGCTTGCGGTAGGTTTTGGTCGTAAGGTTAAGAACCTTTTGGACCGGGAAGACTACGCCGAAATATTTCCTGAAGCACAGCTTGCTGCCGACAGTAAAGCGTCAGGCAGATGGGACACCAAACGTGGCGGAACATATTACGCTGTTGGCGTAGGCTCGAACCTTGCTGGTCGAGGCGGTGACTTGGTCATCATCGATGACCCTCATTCGGAACAGACTGCCATGAGTAACACCGGTTTTGATGACGCATGGGATTGGTACACTGGGGGCCCCCGACAGCGTCTTCAGCCGGGTGGTACAATCATTCTTGTTATGACGCGCTGGTCAGAGAAGGATTTGACCGGGCAGCTAGTCAAACAGATGAATAAAGACCCACGGGCAGACCAGTGGGAAATTGTAGAACTTCCGGCTTTGTTGGACGACGGCGAACCAACATGGCCTGAGTTTTGGTCAAAAGATGACCTTGAACGGGTGAAAGCGTCAATTCCACCGGCTAAGTGGAACGCTCAGTATCAGCAGCGTCCTACCGGTGATGACAATGCGATTATCCCTCGTGAATGGTGGCAGAGATGGGAGAAGGACAGTGTACCCAACCTTGAGTATGTTATACAGAGCTACGATACTGCATTTTCAAAAAGGGAGTCCGCCGACTACTCAGCCATAACGACATGGGGGGTATTTAGGCCCGAAGAGGCTGGGGGCCCCCGAGGGTTGATATTGCTAGATAGTAAAAAGGGCCGGTGGGATTTCCCTGAACTAAAGCAGATAGCATGGGACCAGTACAACTTCTGGGAACCTGAAACTGTAATCATTGAGGCCAAAGCTACGGGCATGCCTTTGACACAGGAACTGCGAAACATGGGCATCCCTGTTGTGAATTTCACGCCGTCACGGGGCAATGACAAGGTTTCGAGGGTACATTCGGTCTCTCCTTTGTTTGAATCAGGGATGGTTTACGCTCCAGACGAGCCTTTTGCTGACGAATTAATTGAAGAAGTTGCGGCTTTTCCTAATGGAGAGTATGATGACCTTGTTGACAGCATGACCCAAGCGTTGATGCGGTACAGGCAAGGAAACTTTGTGTCACTGCCGACGGACGATTGGGATATAGACGAAGAACGATACACCCAGGTCCGCGCATACTATGGCTGAAAAAGAATACCAATACGGTTCAGATAGTTTACAAGGGGTTCCATTATTAGGTGGCATCCAGAGTTTTGCTAATTACTTATCCCCGATACGCCGGGAAGTAATTACCGCTCCAGAAACTACTTATGTAGAGGACATGGGCGTAAAAATTCCTGTATCCACTACGGAAGGCGTATATGGGGAATCTGAATACGCTGTTCCACAAGCTTTTCAAGGCATCTATGACTTTGCCAAGCTTCTGTATGATGACCCAGTAGACACGGCAAAAGCTGTTGGGGCGGGTTTAGCGGACGTTCCTAGACAACAATATCTAGGCGGGCAGGCGATGCTTCAAGGGTTTGACTATGCATACGACCCTGAAACCGGGGAAGAATTTAGGTATGACCCAACCTTAGTCCCCGCTGCTATGGCGATAGGAACTGCGGCATCTATCCGACAGGCGGATGGTCTTGGACGTTTTATAGGAATGTTAGGGGGCAATCCCACAGATAGCTCTTTAGTACAAAGGTTTGGTTTCTATCAGGATAACCCTGACGTTTACCGCGGCAATAATGAATATACTCAGAGCAATGCGGCATATGTTGAGCGGACAATGCCTGAAGGCAGCGATTATTTAAGGGGCCCCCAAACAGCCATTTTGGGCCGTGATATGTCACAGACATATGCAAAGGGGCCTAAACAAGAAAAGCCTTTGATGCTCCCTGCCGAGCTTTTACATAGACTACCAGGGTCTATGCACGAAGCGCGGTCCGCGAGAAACCCTGACGCAAAGTATGACCGTTTATCAGAAACCGTTGCTGAAGAGGGCTTTGACCGCGGACAGAGCGAAAGTGGCGGCGTAATTGTTGGGGTTAACCATTTGGGTCAGGCCTATATCATTGAGGGCAACACCCGTGCGGCGTTAGCTTTTGATCAAGGTATTCCAAGCATTAAGGCTGAAGTTCGTTACTACAACGGCGGCGAGATGGTTGACGGTCCGTTTAGCCCGCAACGTATGGCAGCTTATTCAGAGTTCGGTATTGAAACCGGCGGGGACATTTTTGGAATGGCGGGAGGTCGCAGATCGCGGCCCACGGACCCTTTAACTGTTCGCGCTTTGGGTGGCGGGCAACAGGGAATTGCCGGTTTGGCGCACGGTGTGAAATCAAACACCTCTGAAAAGACCGTGAGAGTTACGCCTTACGACATTGAAAAGTTTAAGTCAGTCAGCTTCTTCCCTGAGGGGGCGGTTCCACAGGAAGCCGACATAGTGGATATCAGTAAGATTGAATCGAGGCTTGCTGCGGAAGAACCGTACAACAAACACGGTGACAGAATGGTCGATATACCGAGCCATGAATTTGTTGCGGATGTTGGCTTGTCTAATCGGATGAAGCATGTTCTTACCGGTCAATCGGCAACAAGTGCTGAAATTAAGCGTCCGGGCTTTTCTCTTAGCACAGACCCAAGCATGTCTGCTCGTAAGTTCACTGTTGATAGCGGGCCTACTGACACGAAACTAGAAAGGGTGTTGGCGGTTACTCCAGACAATGTGATGTTTGACAAAGCTACTGGTCAGTTTCGCAAACCTGTTATGAACGATGTGCAAAACTTGTCCCCTGCGGTTTATTTGAGCGCGGCATACCAGCCGTCTAAAGCAATCGTGAAAAAGCCTCAGGCAACTTTTTATGAGAGTGAGGTCCACATCAGTGAGGATGTAGCACACGCTTTTAAAACAAGACAACTTACTCCGGCTGAAAACCTTAAAGTTGAACGGGCGTATGAGCAGAATTTGTTGGCGGAAGCCCTCGCTAATCGCGCAGGGTCTCAGTTTGAGTTGGGTTTTGGGAACCTTACAAATATAAGGGAACTAAATTACCCGGACCCTAGAACAAGTGATCTTCGGTTTCAGATGGCTAGGGAGAAGTTAGACAAGGGCTTTATAAACATGGCTCAAGCTTTGAACCGTGCGCAGGGTCAAGACTACAAGTCTTTGATAGACATTCAAAACATACGACCAATATTGGAAAAATATTTTGGGCCTGAAATGCCCGATGTAAGTTTTATTTCTCCTGACCCTAAAAACTTTGAGTATACCGTAGACTTCTTAGAAGAAGCATATGGCCCAGAAGGTCGTAACTTTGCTGAAGCTGCAAGGAAGTATGTGACGCTTGAGGAACAAGCTAAGAATGACGGCATGATAGGTCGCTTACTTACTTCTAATAAGGGGAAGTTAGCTGAACTACAGGCCAACAACATGGGCAATTACGAAGGCGGGGCGCAACACTTCGTGGTTGGTAGAGGCTCTGAAAAGAAGCCGTACTTTAACTTCATGGTCGATGATACAACCAAAGACAATATTCAGGCTTATATGAACCATATGGAGGGTGAAAACGCCCCCGGTTTTGATGATGCTCGTATGGTGGATATAACTGAAAAGTATATGGCGGCATTGGAGAAAGACCCTGTTGCCATGAGCATGATGTATAAGGATGACAAGGGTTACTTACGTTTAAGAGACGGGGTAAATCTTTCTGACGACGGCCTATTTCCCGTGTTTAGAGGCGAGAGCGTAGACGCCGCCCAAAATCGCATACAACGTGTTATGCAAAATCTTCAAGATAGGGCTATTCAGGATGGAAACGCTTTTGTGTTCAATGCTGATTTGCGAAAGTATTTAGCCGCAGAGGTTCATCCAGAGCTATTCCCAATTTTTGAAAACTTCATTGTTAATTACAACAAGTCCCGTGAAGCGTGGCCCGCGGCTATTAATGCGTCTCCTGAGGCTCAACAGTTTAACCAGCTTATTCGTGACCGAAATGCCGCCAAACAAAATGTATATGACTTGATTGGTGTTTTGGCGTCTCGCGCTTCCCAGCAATCTCGCGACATACTACGGCTAGAGAACGAAGATGCTATTTATGATTCCGACAGAAGTAAGTTAGGCAATCAAGGGCAACGTGAAAAGAACCCAAGACCGCTTGTTCGGTTTGGTCCCCCTCTTCCAAACCAGCCTAATGTTGGTTTGTCTGAAGCGTACCGCGTATTTAAAGATAACAACCCTAACTATAATGAGCCGGGTAGCCGGACCGCGGATTTAAGGTATAACACTAACAGCAAATTAAATCCGTCTATGGTGCGGGTAAGAGACAATCCTGCTGTAAAGTTCGAGGACGGCGGTCCGGTAAGGGCAGGGATTGCTAAATTTATCCAATATATGCAATGAGGGAGCGATATGTTATGATGAAAGCAGAAGGTTTTGATGAGGCAATCATAGGGTCAGCCGAAAGATGTGGCTCTCCTACTACGATTGCGTATGATTGGGATAAGTGCGTAGAGATATTGCGAGATAGGGATGGCATGTCCCTTGATGAGGCAGTAGAGTTTATGGATTTTAATGTAACGGGCGCGTATGTAGGGGAAGGAACCCCTGTTTTTATAAAAGGCATGAGCCCGCGCTGCTCATGTGAGGTGACAAATGGCTAGACCACCAATTTCTCTTGTAGAGAACCAAAACCCACAGGTAGAAACTGACGAGTTAATGGCTGAAGTTGAGCTAGAAGCTCCAGGCACACTTGATATGTCAGGCGAAGCAAGCGATATTGAGGTAGAGCTTGAGGACGACGGCGGGGCAGTCATTGACTTTGACCCGCGGACCACGGACCTGAACCCAGATTTCTACGACAATCTTGCAGAGGACATGGATGACCGTGTTCTTGGTTCTGTTGCCAGTGAGCTTATGGGCGATTTTGACGCCAATAAGGCGAGTAGACAGGATTGGGAAGATGCTTACGCTAACGGTTTGGAGCTTTTGGGATTCAATTATTCAGAAAGAGCAGAACCATTTAGAGGAGCCAGCGGCGTTACTCACCCCCTCCTCGCTGAAGCCGCAGTGCAGTTTCAAGCACAAGCCTTCAACGAACTGCTGCCGCCGGGTGGACCCGTGCGTACACAAGTTGTTGGTTCCGCTGACGCCGCAAAATCCGATCAGGCACAACGTGTAAAGGACTTTATGAACTTCTACATCACGAATGTGATGGAAGATTACACGCCTGACATGGACCAGATGCTGTTCTACTTGCCATTAGCGGGTAGTACCTTCAAGAAAGTCTACTATGACGAGGGTATAGAGCGGGCAGTCAGCAAATTTATCCCTGCTGAGAACCTTGTGGTGCCTTATGAAACCACAGATTTAGAGACATGCCCAAATATCACTCATGTAGTGCGTATGAGCTTGAACGAATTGCGTAAAAAGCAAGTTGCGGGCTTCTATCGGGACATAAATGTACTGCCACAGCAGGCTGAGAACGATGATTTACTGTCTGAGTTAGACCGGATTACGGGCATTGAGCCGTCGTCCGTGGACTATGATTGTACTTTGCTTGAATGTCACGTCGATTTGGACCTAGAAGGGTTCGAGGACATGGGTGAAGATGGCGAACCTACTGGAATCAAGTTGCCTTACGTTGTAACCATCTCTCAGGACAACGGTCAGGTGCTGTCAATTCGTAGAAATTACCGCGAAGGTGACGAAACGAAGCAAAAAATCCAGTATTTCGTGCATTATAAGTTTTTACCGGGCTTCGGCTTTTATGGTTTGGGCCTAATTCACACTATTGGCGGTCTGTCGCGGACTGCAACCGCTGCTTTACGGCAGTTAATTGACGCTGGGACGCTTTCTAATCTTCCAGCAGGGTTCAAGGCCCGTGGTCTACGGATCAGGGACGATGATGAGCCTCTGCAACCGGGTGAATTTAGAGATGTTGACGCTCCGGGCGGTGCGATTCGCGATAGTTTAATGCCTTTGCCGTTCAAGGGGCCCGATGGAACCTTGTTCCAGCTTTTAGGCTTTGTCGTTGACGCGGGAAGACGATTCGCAACGATAACAGACATGAAAGTCGGGGACGGCAACCAACAAGCGGCTGTGGGTACGACGATAGCATTGATGGAGCAAGGCTCCCGTGTTATGAGTGCGGTGCATAAACGTCTCCACTACGCCATGAAACTGGAGTTTAAGCTCCTAGCCCGTGTTATGGGAGAGAGCCTGCCACCAATCTACCCTTATTCTATTGAGGGTGTTGATTCGGCGGTTAAGGCGCAGGATTTTGATGACCGGATTGATGTCATTCCTGTGTCTAACCCGAATGTGTTCTCGCAAGCGCAAAGAATTGCGTTGGCGCAGACACAGATGCAGTTGGCTGCTCAAGCTCCGCAGATACATAACATGTATGAGGTATATCGTGACATGTACGAGGCGTTAGGCGTCCGTAATATCGACAAATATCTCAAGAATGAACAAAATGTACAGCCTACACCTAAGGACCCATCACAGGAAAACATGGACGCTTTGGACAACATCAAGCTTCAAGCCTTTCCTGCACAAAACCATGAAGCTCATATCATGGCGCACCTTGTATTTGGTGGTTCCCCACTTGTGGGTGCTAACCCTGCCGTTGCTGTAGCTCTGCAAAAGCACGTCATGCAGCATGTTCAGATTGATTCGATGGAACGTGCGATGGAACAAGCGGGCGTAGCGGATGCACAGAACATTCCACCAGAGGTCCAGGTGCAGATAGACAGCCTTGCCGCCACATACATGGCAGAGGGCATGAAAGCTGTGCAGGACATGGGTCGTCAGTTGCAGGGCGGCGGTCAGCCAGACCCTGTAGTAGCTCTGAAGCAACAGGAATTGCAGCTTGATGCGATTGCGGAGCAAAACGACAAAGAACGGGAAGAGCGTGAGCTTAACCTGAAGCAGGCTCAGATGATGGATAAGTCACGTCAGTTTGACGAGCGTATTCAGAGCCAAGAAGAGCAGACAGCGGCCCGTATTCAAGCGGCTCTGGATCGTGAAATGATGAAACAAAGGAGCGTAAAATGAGCGCAGTAAAGATTGTAATCAACACCCCAAAGGATGCGCCTAAAGCGCAAGCTTATGCAGAGATTGATGGTCAGGGACGTATCCCTTACGGCGAAGCCAAAGAAGTCTCTGTGCCTACTGGCATGGGTAAGATGACTGCCCGCGGCATGGGTGCAGCTAAAAAAGGCGGTTCATATATCGGGTGTAAGTAATGCCTTTGACACAAAAAGGGCGGAAGATTAAATCTGCCATGACCAAAAAGTACGGTGAGAAAAAAGGCAAGCAAGTCTTTTATGCTTCTCGTAACAAAGGTAAAATAAAAGGCGTTGAACGTAAGAAGGGGCGTAAAGCGTAGGATGGACTTGTCTTGGATCCTTTATCGGCTCTTGGCGTTGCACAGGCGGCTTATGCCGCTATTTGCGCTGGATTTAAACATGCGCGATCCATTGAGGAAATGTCGAAGGACGTTGGTCGATGGATGGGTGCGATTAACGATATTAAGGGTGCGCATGAGACAGCTAAAAAGAAACGCTTTGGCTCTGTTGAGGAGCAGGCTCTCCAAACATATGCCGCGTTAAAAAAAGCGGAGAAAATGGAAGCCGAGCTAAAAAACTTTTTGATAGCTCACTATGGCATGAACGCTTGGCAGGACGTGCTTCGTATTCAAGCCGAAATAAGAAAGGCAAGGTTAGCCGAAAAACAACGCAAGAAGAAGCAGATGGAAGAACTTATAACGGTTGTTAGTATTGTCCTATTGTCTGCCGCTCTATGCATAGGCTTTGTTGGCATGGTTTACTTGATAGCAACAAAATGACACTTACTCCTGAACGATTCTTTGCTTGGCGCATCCTACCCCGTTTTATGATGCTGGTTATGACCGGTGTATACATCAGATGTATTGAATGGGCACTTGCCCAGCCGGATTTAACAACGCAGCAGGCTTCGCTGATATCGGTGGTCACGGGTGCCATGACCGGCAGTCTGGCAGTTTGGTTAAATTCTGAGAAGGCGGACAAGTGATATGTGGACAGCACTTATTGGACCTATATCTTCATTGGCAGGCTCATTTATTGAGGGCCAAGTTTCCAAGCAAAAGGCGAAAGCAAATCTCGCTCAAACTGAAGCAGAGGCGAAAGCCGAAGTTCTAAAAACTGCCGCAACCCACGACAGCAAGTGGGAATTGATTATGGCAGAATCTACAAAATCATCAATTAAAGATGAAATCGTGACTGTGGCGATCCTAATTCCCGTAATTCTATGCTTCATTCCCGGCATGGAAGACATCGTCAAAAATGGTTTTGAACGTCTTAATGAATTACCTGAATGGTACACATACTTATTGTTTCTGACCTGTTCAGCGGCACTAGGTATCAAAGGTTTGGATAAACTTCGTAAAAAGTAACTTTACGGGGTGTCAATTTATTGACAGGTACGGGAATAAGTAGTAAATCTCTCATATGGATGAGATAAATCTCGCACAGTTTATTCTGAAGCTCGTTAGAGACAAAAAAACTCAGGTTTCTGAGGTTCTTGTTAACGACGGGGTGAAGGATATGGAGCATTACAGACGGTTAATGGGTAACCTAGACGGTCTGGAATATGTCGAACAGGAACTCAAGAGCCTGCTAGAAAAACAGGAGCTAATAGATGACTGATAAAGTCGAAGCAACTAACGGCGATGCGCCGTCTACCCCCTGGGTACACCCTAACGAGCGTGTTTTAGACCCTACAAAAATCGAAAAATCACTTCTTGACCGTATGCCTGAACCTACAGGTTGGCGGTTGCTTGTTTTGCCATACAAAGGCAAAGCGAAAACGGAGAGCGGCATCTATTTGCCGGATCAGGTGATTGAGCAGAACGAAATTTCCACGCAAGTGGGATACGTTCTTAAAGTTGGAAATTTAGCATATGAGGATAAAACCAAATTTCCTTTTGGCACATGGTGCAAGAAGGGCGATTGGGTAATCTTCGCAAGATATGCGGGTTCTCGCTTTAAGATTGAGGGTGGGGAAGTACGGATTCTTAACGATGATGAAGTTCTCGCTAAGATTTCTGACCCCGAAGACATTTTACACGCTTGAGGTAAATGATGGAAAACATGCCAGAAGAAAAAGAGGTTGAACAGACCTCTGAAAACCTTGCGGCAGAGCCGCGAGAGGAAGCTGTAGAGATTGAATTAGAGGGAATGGAGACAGAAGCTTCAGGCCCTGAACAATCCGCAGAACCTGAAGAGAAGCAGGAGCGTGAACGCCCTGTCTCAGATTCAAAAAAACGTATTGATAGGCTTACAAAGCTTCGTAGAGAAGCTGAACGTCGTGAACAGGATGCTTTGAAGTATGCTGAAAGCGTAAAAGCCGAAATGGAACAGCTAAAAGCTCGTATGGATAATCTTGATCAGGGTTATGTTCAAGAGTATTCCAGCCGTGTAGCCGCGGAAATGCAACAAGCCGAAGCGAACCTAAAGCAGGCCATCTCTATTGGAGATACAGACGCCGCGGTAGCCGCTCAAAAGCAGCTTGCTTCTTTAGCTATTGCGGAAGACCGTGCAAGACAGGCTCAAGTTCAACATGAGCGTCGTCAGCCGGAAGAAACCCCTGTTCCACAGCCTCAAGCTCAACCGCAGCCGCAAGCTCAACGGGCTGACCCTAAGGCCGAAGAGTGGGCGGAGAAAAATGATTGGTTTGGTAAAGACAATACCATGACATATGCGGCTTTTGGTATTCACAAAGAACTCGTTGAGAACGAAGGGTTTGACCCGCAGAGCGATGAGTATTATACTGAGCTAGACAAACGTATTGCAGAAGAGTTTCCGCATAAGTTTGAAACAAACAGTACGCAGAGTAATCGCCCCGTCCAGACGGTTGCCTCTGCTTCTAGGACTGCTAAATCATCTGGGCCGAAGAAGGTCAAATTGACCCCTTCTCAAGTTGCTATTGCAAAGAAATTAGGTGTTCCACTTGAGGACTACGCAAAGCAAGTTGCAATGCTAAGTACAAGGAGCTAGTAAATGTCAGAAATTCAAGTTAAGAAGACCGACGGCATTGATCGTAGTTCCCGTGCTAGTAAGACAAGGGAGAAAGAGACACGGCGTAAACCGTGGGCTCCCCCGTCTATGCTAGACGCACCGCCTGCGCCCGATGGGTACAAACATCGTTGGATCAGGGCTGAAGTTCGTGGCTTTGATGATCAGAAAAACATTTCTGCTCGTCTACGCGAAGGTTATGAACTGGTCCGCCGTGATGAATACCCAGATTTCGAGGCACCCGTCATTGATTCAGGTAAATACGCTGGTGTGTTTGGAGTTGGCGGATTAGTTCTCGCTCGTATCCCTCTGGAAACAGTGGCTGAACGTCAGGCCTACTTTGATGGTAGGACCCAAGATCAGATGGAAGCTGTGGACACGGATATGATGAGAGAAAATTCTCACTCTACAATGAGGATCGGCAATGCTGATCGTCAATCTCGTGTAACCTTTGGTGGTCCTAAAAACTAGGACCTTTGATTGGAGAAAAAAATGGCAAACCAAGATACCGCTTTTGGTCTGCGTCCAATCGGCCTTAATGGCGCGGGTGCAAACACCACAGGTGTGACTCAATATGAGATCTCATCTTCAAACACTAACGCTATCTACCAGTACGGTGCAGTGATTCCACTGGCAACTGGTCTGATTGATCGCGTTGGTGCGGCGAATGGTGGTACTGTACCGGCACTTGGGGTCCTGATGGGCGTTGAATACGTTGACAGCAACACAAAGAAAACTGTCTTCTCAAACTACTGGCCCGGTTCAAACAATGTAAGCGTTGATACGAACTTTCCTATCAAAGCTTTCGTTGCTGACAACCCTAACCAGTTGTTCATGGTAGCAGCAGACGAGGCCGTAACTGACCGCGCTACTGCATTGGCAGACATTTTTGCTAACGTCTCACTGGCTAATGGTCAGTCAGGCTCAACAGCAAATGGTCGGTCAACATCCGAAATCGACATTTCAACTGCCGCTACAACAGCAACACTGTTCATGCGTGTAGTTGGGTTGACAACAGACGATGCTAACCTCGATTACGCATCTGCTGGTGTGAACTTCATTGTTCGGTTCAACTTCCACCACAACGCGCCTGTTGCTGCTTCGGCTTCACAGACCACGTCGTTGTCAACCGGCATTTAAGGAGATATAGAAAATGGCTATTTCTCGCGCACAACTAGCTAAAGAGCTAGAGCCAGGTTTGAACGCACTGTTCGGTCTGGAATACAACCGCTACGAAAACGAACACTCTGAAATCTTTGACGAAGAGTCTTCAGATCGTGCATTTGAAGAAGAAGTGATGCTTGGGGGCTTTTCTACAGCCCCAGTTAAAGGTGAAGGCACAGCCATCACTTTTGATGACGCACAAGAGACATACACTGCTCGTTACACACACGAGACAATTGCTCTGGCGTTCTCAATCACTGAAGAAGCAATCGAAGACAATCTTTATGATCGTCTGGCTTCTCGCTACACAAAAGCTCTGGCCCGTTCAATGGCTCAGACAAAGCAAATTAAAGCTGCGTCTATCCTGAACAACGCCTTTAGCACAGGTTCACCAATCGGTGACGGTGCGGCTCTGTGTTCAAACGCACACCCATCACTGTCTGGCAATCAGTCAAACATCCTTGCAACAGCAGCAGATCTCAACGAGACCTCTCTGGAGCAGATGCTGATTGACATTGCGGGCATCACTGATGAGCGTGGTCTGAAGGTAGCAATCCGTGGCATGAAACTGATTATTCCAAAGGAACTTCAGTTCATTGCAGAGCGTGTGATTAATTCAAATCTGCGTTCAGGTACTGCCGACAACGACACAAACGCAATGAAGAGCATGGGCATGCTCCCAGAAGGTGCGGTTGTTAACCACTTCTTGACAGACACAGATGCGTTCTTCATCAAGACTGACGCACCTAACGGCTTCAAGATGTTCAACCGTTCACCAATCAAAACCGCAATGGAAGGCGATTTTGACACTGGTAACATGCGCTTCAAGGCCCGTGAGCGTTACAGCTTCGGCGTCTCTGATTGGCGTTCAGTGTTCGGTACACCCGGCGCATAAAACTGTTTCACATGAAACATTTAAGGGCGGCTTCCATGCCGCCCTTTTTT